TCTCTTGCAGTATTTAAATTTCCTACTTCTGTCCATGCTGAACCATTCCAAGTTTCTGCGTTAACCGTAACGCTTGGCGCTATTCCACCAGCTGCTAAAGCAGCTGTGTTACTTGCAGCGGCTCCTCCACCTCTTGCTCTAGCAGTATTCATATCAGTTGTTTCTGTCCAAGAAGTACCATCCCAAGATTCTACTAGGTCCGCCTGACCAGGATCTAGATCTCCTCCCATACATAAGGCAGATGTTGCAGTCCCTGCTGAACATTCCGCACCTCTTCTAGCAGTATTTAAATCGTTTACTTCCGTCCAACTAGTACCATTCCAACTTTCAGCTATAGCAACTTTACCTGATGTAGGTTCTCCAGCAATTGCTAAAGCAGATGTATTACTTACTCCTGCTGAACCATGATCTTCTCTTGCAGTGTTTAAATCTGCAACTTCAGTCCAGCTAGTTCCATCATAAGATTCAGTTTCACCCGTAACAGTTGATCCTGGTGGTTTTAATCCACCAAAAGCTAAAGCTGAAGTTTGTACTCCTGTTCCAGTATGAAAATCTCTTGCAGTATTCATATTATTACCAGTAGCCCAAGCTCCAACATCTGCACCTGCACCAGCCCATTCTTCTGTATTTCCAACTCTACTTGAAATATATCCTCCATTTGCTAAAGCTGATGTTGCTGTTCCACTTCCATTTCCAAGTCCTACCCTAGCAGAAGCTAAATTAGCTTGTTCTGCCCAACTTGAACCATTCCATAATTCTGTATTTGCTGTATGTGCTGCCCCTGGTCCTGTTTCTCCACCATAAGCCAATGCTGATGTATTAGAAGTTCCAGCTGCACCACCACCATATCTAGCTAGGTTTAAATCTGCCACTTCTGTCCAACTAGAACCATTCCAGGTTTCTGATTTTGCACTTTGACCATTACTTGCTGCTGTCTTTTGTCCAGCAGCTATAGCAGAAGTCTGTGTACCAGCTCCTCTTGCCTCTCTTCCAGTGTTTAAATCTGCTACTTCTGTCCAAGCTGTGCCATTCCAAGATTCTGTAACAGTTACGTTATATACATTTGGAGGAGTTCTACCTCCAAAAGCTAAAGCTGAAGTGTTACTAACTCCAGAACTACCTAATTCCAACCTAGTAGTATTTAAATCTCCTACTTCAGTCCAACCACTGCCATTCCAAGATTCATTTTTTTCTGTAAAAGCTGATCCAGTATAACCACCAAAAGCTAACGCTGATGTTTGAATCCCTGATCCTGAAAGACTCCATCTTGCTGTATTTAAATCTGCTACTTCAGTCCAACTAGTTCCATCATAAGATTCTGTCACTGCAACTTGTGTATCCCCTCCACTGTATCCGCCAAAAGTTAATGCTGCAGTATTATCTGCACCAACTGCACCTGGATCTGATCTACCAGTGTTCATATCATTACCAGTTCTCCATGAACCAGCTGCTGTTACATTTGGTATTTGATACTGTAATGTTCTAGCAGTTTCATCATACCATACTTGTCCTTCAATTGGATTATCAGGATCAGCAGTATAATTTTTAACCGTAGTTCCGTGAATGGTTTTATAATCAGCCATTTAATTTTTATTCCTCTAATGTTATATCAGCTGGCTTTGCACCTAATCTTGCAACTTTTTCATCTGCCGATTCGCCTTCAACGTTATTAGCATCCCAAGCATTTTGAGCTTTAGTTACTTCTGCAGTTACAATAGTTTGAGCTTCATCTTTAGTTTTTACAGCACCTGCAACTTTAGCAATCCAAAGATTACCATGTTTATTATATGCAGGAACTTGCCAAACATCACCAGGATAACCTTTAAAAGTTATTCTCCAAGATTCATCATGATCGATAAAACCTTTTCCCCAGTTTTCTGCTACACAGTATTGATATGTTTTTGCCATAGTTTCCTCCTTAATCTGTTATTGTTTCACTTGTTTCTGCTGGTATATCAAATTCCTCACTTGCTGAACTATTAGTAGGTTCAGCTCCACCAAAAACTACAGCAGATGTATTTGATCCTCCTGATCTTATCATCTGTCTTGCAGTATTTAAGTCTACAATTTCGGTCCAACTAGTCCCATTAAAAGATTCTACTACTGCAGTTACAGCTGTACCATTATAACCACTTGCACATAAAGCTGCTGGTGTACTTGTTCCACAACCTGCTGCTTCAGCTCTTGCAGTATTTAGATCATTAACCTCAGTCCAAGATGTTCCATTCCAAGATTCTGTTGTTGCACCCATACCTGGTATAGGTGATCCACCAAATGCTATAGCCGCTGTACTTGTTCCTGAACCTGTTAAAGAATATCGTGCAGAATTTAAATTATTTACTTCAGTCCAGCTAGTTCCATTCCATTGTTCTGCTACACTTTTATCTGGTGTTGATGCTCCGCCAAAAGCTATAGCAGCAGTTTGTGTTCCTGTAGCTCCTAAAGCTTCTCTTGCTGTATTTATGTCAGCTATTTCAGTCCAACTAGTGCCATCCCAAGATTCTACTATTGCACCAGCTGGAGTACCAGACCATCTACCAGAAACACATAAAGCTGCACCTTGTAATCCTACTCCTGCTTGAGTATATCTTCCTTGATTTAAATCATTAACTTCAGTCCATGAAGTTCCATTATAAGATTCTGTTACAGCTAAATAACCTGGATTTCCACCAAAATTTAAAGCAGCAGTTTGTATTCCACAACCTCCGTGCCTCTGTCTTGCTGTATTTAAAGCATTACCTGTAGTCCAAGATCCTGCTGGATTAACTGCTCTATATTGAAATGCAATATTTGTACTATCATACCATATTTGACCATTAATTGGAGCAGGGGGATCCCCTGCAAAGTTCTGGACAGTGCCTCCTTTGATATCTTTATAATCAGCCATTATTTACTCTTCAGCAACCAGCCTTGTGTTGAATCTGTATATACAAGTGTATTTGCTGCCCTTTCTGTTGCAACTGTTAAATCTTCATCAGCCCCATGTATTTTTTCACTATTTCTACCAATAGTTAAATTGTTACTATCAAATGTTCCTGCATAATCTATGAAGGATACTTCATCCCCAATAGATGGCGAAGCTGGAAGTGTTAAAGTAATTGCTGCAGAAGTTGTATTAACAAAAACACCTTGACCAGCTGATGCCGTATAAGCTCCTGTTTTAACAGCTTGCCAAGAAGTTCCACCACCAATATATGTTTTAACTCTAGAAGCAGCAACTTTTCTATTAGTTCCACCTGCTCCATCATCTACTATGAATAAATCTGCATCTACGATGTCGGCACCAATATCTGTTGCACCATCTATATCTAAACCAGCTATATTAAATCCACCTGCTGCTGTTGCAAGAGTTCCTGCAAAAGTAGCATTTGCACCAGAAAAAGTTAAAGCTGTAGTTCCAGAAGAACTTGATTTAATAACTAATTCTCCACCTGATTGTGTTAAAGTTCCAAATAATGTTCCATCGTCTTTTAAAAAAACATCAGCACCACCAGCATCTAATACAACATCACCAGCAGAATCTAAAGTTACTGTCGTACCATCTGCTTCAAAAGTACCATCAGCTGTAAGCGTCATATTTGCTGCCGCTGCTGCAGCATCAGTTGTTACTATACTTAATGTTCCATTAGTTCCTGCAGTAAGCACTGCAGTATCACTAGTTGAACCAGTCATAGTTACAACTTTGCCATTGATAGCTACATCATCTACCGTAAGAGCTGTTAACGTACCTAGACTTGTAATATTAGTTTGAGCTGCAGTTGTTACTGTAGCTGCTGTTCCTGAAGCATTACCTGTTACGTCTCCTGTTATATCTCCTACAAAAGCAGTAGATGTAATTGAAGTTGCTCCTGTAACGACTCCTGCATCTACACTTATAGTACCATCTAATAAAATTGCTGAACCAGCAGCAGGTTCGATATTTATTGCTGCTCCTGAATCTAAAGTTAATACACCTGCTGAATCAATATCTACTGTACCATCTGCTGTTATTTGAATATTAGCTGCTGCCGCTGCTGCATCAGTTGTTACTATACTTAATGTTCCATTCGTTCCTGCTGTAAACACTGCTGTATCACTAGTTGAACCAGTCATAGTTACAACTTTGCCATCTACAGCTACATCATCTACTGTAAGAGCTGTAGCTGTAAGAGTAGTACCATCAAACGTTAAATTTGCTTCTGCATCTAATTCTGTTGTTGTAGCACCAACGGTTACTAATTCATTTGCTGTTGCATTATTTAAAGCTGTTACCGCTGCTGCAGTAATAGTTTCCCATGCTACAGCTGCACCTGCACCGCCAGAAGTTAAAACCTGACCATCGGTACCATAATTGGCACCTGCAATTCCTATTTCACCATCCGCTGTAAATCTAAATTTCTCAGCTGCTGCTTCTGATTTGCCTAACGCAAATACTAAATCTGTATTATTAACACCAGCAGCAAAAGTATCATCAGCTTCTGCCCATATTGAAGCACCAACTAAAATAGCATCTGTTCCACTAGCTTCTAAAGGTGCTTGAAAATCTATTCGTCCTAATTTATCTGCATCAACAACGGTTAATTCACCTGTTGTAAGTTTTAATAAGCCAGCGCCTGCTGCAGTTGCTCCTCGTACTTCGAGTGCATCTGCTGACTGATCATATAATCCATACGCACCAGCTGAAGCACCAAAGAATTTTACATCCAATCCTGTGTCATCAACACCAACCGTAATAGCACCACTAAATTGTGAAGCTCCACTTACGTCAAGAGCACCATTAAGGTCAAGAGTTGTTGTAGCAATTTCTACTTCAGTATCTGCGTCAATGTCTAATTGTCCATCTGTACTTGAACTAATCGATAAAGCTGTATCATAAAAACATAATTTATTAGTTGAGTTTAAAGTTAAACCTGTGCCATCTGTGTGAGTTAAAGTTGTATCATTATCAGCACCAAATCCTAATACAGCAGAATCACTATCTAATTTAAGATCATTACTAACTAAGACAGCAGTAGAAGCAGTAAGATCTATTGTTGCTTCTCCAGCAACAGTCATTACACCATCGGAAGATTGATTAATATATGTTGCTACGTCACCAAATGTAAGTTTATTTGTGCTATTTAAAGTTAAACCTGTGCCATCTGTGTGAGTTAAAGTCGTATCTGAATCTGCACCCAAACTTAATACAGCAGAATCACTTAATAATTTAAGGTCATCACCAATTACTGCATCTGCAGCTACTGAAAGACCACCATCAGTTTGTAGTGATCCATCCGTTGTAGAAGTTGCAGCAGTCGTGTCATCTGTTTTTACAATACCACTTGCTGTAACTGTTGTAGCTGTTAATGCTTGTGCAGCAATCGTGCTACCTGATTGTGCAGTAAAAGTATTTGCTGTAAATTGAAAATCATCAGCTCCTGCAATTTTAATATCTATTTGATCATCTGTATCTGCTGTAATGTCTGTATCACCATCAGCATCTAAAGTTAATGTTGCACCATTTAAATCAACGGCACCTACACCACCAATATTTGAATCAACCAGATTTGGATTAGTACCATCATCAGCAGTAGCATAAAGAAGTTTTGTTCCTTTATCAGAAGTTCCCCAAGTAACACTTGATCCTGAACCAGAAACATATTTAAATTGAACAGTATAAGCACCTGATGTATTGTTTTTAACAATATACATTTGCTGAACATCTAAAGGAATAGTTACAACCTGATTTCCAGTAATGGTTCCTGTAAATTCTATAATTCTATGTGCAAGAACAGCGCCAGCTGATCCATCGGAAACGGATAAAGTTGTAGTTTGTGCTCCACCTGCTATTGATTGTGCAGTATACCCACCAACCATCTGTTCGATGATTTGTAAATTGGTATTAGTAGTTGTCCCCCATGTACCGGCGTTCTCGCCGGTTGTCATTAACTCTGTACCAAGACCTGTAAAACTTGATGCCATATTCCTCCTACGCGCTTCCTACAAATACTTCTACATCAACAGAATCAGTATTTGCGGTTGCTGTGATATCTACTAAATCATTTAATGATACTGTAATTGCAGAACCAGCTGCATGCATAGTATCTTTAACTCCACCACTATTATCACCAGGATATATAAACGAGTGACCAGCGTCTACCTTCATACAAAACTCTGTACTGTCTTCATCTCTAAATGTTAATGTAAGGTGATTCGTTGAATCTAAATTTGTAATTCTAATGTATCTAACATCATCTTCATCGAATTGACCTGCTAGATAACTTTTTGATAAATCTGTTGAAGAAGCTGTAGCAAAACCTAACAACCCTGTTTCTGTTGTTGAAATGGTTACTATTCTTTTAACAATTTCATTAACACTAGAAATATCTAATGACCTTTCACTGTTATAACTATTATTGTTTAGTGTTATTTCTTCGATTACTTTAGTTGTTAGTGTTGCCATTATTTTTTACCTTGTTTCTTGAGCTTTTTTACAATTTCAGCTGGAAAAGAAAGAAATGTACCACGAGGTATTTTCCTCGTTTTTTTTGAAATTGCTGCTTTAGAAAACTTTTTAATTACTCCCATTCCTTTAGTTATTATTGTCATATTTTAATCCTTACGGTGTCTGTACGTTGAGAGGTATGCGTGGTTCACCATCCGTATAATCATCTCTTCTACGTCTACCTACTTGTTCTTGACCAAACTTCTGTACTTCAGCTTGATACTTTTGTTCATATAATTGTAACATATCCATAGGACCTTTTAAATAGCTAAATGCTTCTACCAAGCAAGTATATAAAAGTCCATTTCCAAAATTCGTACTGATATAAGTTGTAGTATTTGCTGAACTCAATCCTAGAGGTCTAGCATTATAATGCATTTTATACATAAATGCTGAACTTGGAGTAGGAACAATTGTTATTCTACCTGATGAAGTCGCACCAATTCCAGTGGCACCACCATCAGACATAGCATAATATTTAGGTGTTCCAGTAGTAGTTTCAGCTGCATCATACTCTCTTAAATAACTAATATCTTTCTTCTCAAGCCAACTGTTAGCCCCTGTTGCAGCTGTAGTTGAAGTATAAACCTGTACTCCTCTTACAAATAATGTTCCTGCAGGAACATGGACATTGTCTTTTGAAGCTACTAAATTTCCAATCATTTCTCTTCTATCAGCATCAATTGGAACATCTCTAAAAATTCTAAGTTCTGAATTATCTATAAATTGATCCGTAATAGTACTAGATAATACAGAAGTTCCAACTTCTGTATAATTTTGAATTGCTGTTGTAAGTGTTGAATATGTAAATCCTGCCATTATGCACTAAGGGTTGCTGGTCCTACTGAGACTGGAAACCCTCCTCCTTTCACGTCACCTGCTGTTGCAGTGTTTGTATCAACTGTAAAATAAAACCAATTATCTGTTTTATCTGTGTCTCTACTCCCACTGACATACTTACCTGTAGTAATAGCATACCCTGCTGATTTTGCAATATTGGACCCAGATATACCATCAAAGCTTAATGGATCATTGTAATTCCCTGAAGTTGATGAAGCACCTCTAAATCTATAAGTTGTTCCATTTGTCAAACCATGATCTGGTGAATAAACATTTATAATTCCTGAACCTGATGCATATGTTGTAAATGGATTATGTGGCAATAATCTTGCAGTAGCATTTTCAGTTCTAGCACGTCTTGCATCTCTTAAAGCTTCTGCATCTCCACCACGTGGTTTTGGTTCCAATTGAGGTTGTTTTGGTTCATATTCAGAAATATGAACTAACATTCCATTCCACTCTTTAACCATTTCATTATATGGAAAAGCCATTCCCGATCTATCTGATATTGCTTGTGCGTATTTTCCTCTTGCGTATGCCATTATATATTAGGGTAATAATTCTTCGGAGTTATATAAGTGCTTGCTGCAGATCCGTCTTCTGACAGGGCACGTGCCAATTCGTCTTCATAATAAAGTTTTAATTCTTGTGATCTTTGTGGTGAAAATTTTTGTGATAAATAAAAAGATAATCCAGAAGTCAAACAAGGCATAAATCTATAAGGAGCATTTGATGCATCTGTATATGTTGCATCAAAATCTTCTAATCTTTTAACATAAAAAATATGCATATCTTTAGAAGCTGCTGTTGAGTCTGGTGTTGGGTAAACTGTAATGGTAGTTTTATCTATAAATCTTTGAACCCAATATTGAGAAGGAGTTCCTTTAGATAACTTACTTGCAAGAGCAGAATAAGTTGATCTAGAAACCTTAGTCATTGCAGCATCAGATTGAGTTGTCTCTGTTCTATTTTGTCTGTATGTTGCTTCTAATACATCAGCCATTCCATAAACACTTGATGAAGCATTTGTTGTAGAACTTGTACCATCACTACTTGCTCTATAGAAAGTATATTCGGCTTGTCCTTCAATTAAATCAATATTAGTTTCAGCTACTTGCCAATAATGTAAACCTCTATTACCCCATTCTTGAAACAAAAGATTTAAAGATCGTCTAGCTGTTTTTAATTGATAACCACTTACTGCTGAAATACCAATCCGCTCATAAGCTTCTGATATTATTTCATCAACAGCAAATGTCTTGTCGAACGTTACTGTTCCAGAAGTAGTATTAGCCATTTGCTACTCCTTATCCGTAATAAACGGTCACATGTGTTACTACTGCGTTGGTTACTTTCAAACTTGTGTCAGCTTTAATCCCTGTCCCTGGTAACATTATGCTTCCATGAGATGGAGTTTTGTGACTCGTAGTATTTGTAGCTGGTGTATCAACAACCCATAGTGCAGTAGTATTATCATTCACAGTTATTGTTCCAACTCCAACATTCGTGGGTACAACCCATGAAAGTCCTAAAACTCTAGCTGGACCATTAAAGATTGTAGTAGTTGTAGCAGACGTAATATTAACGGTTTTTATATCCACTGGATATGTACTCATAATTTTTATCCTCCTAATTTAAATAGGGCCGAAGCCCCATTTAAATTTATTTATTATTCAAAAACGTGTCTACCTATTGCTGTGTAGTGTACATTTATTGCTTCAGCTGCACCTGCACCTGCTTCAATACCAATGTATGGAATTAAATCCACATCATTAGTTAAAGCACCTGATAAAGTTACTTGTTTTCCAGGTTCAACTGCTGTTACCGCAGTACCACCTGTAGAACCTGATGTACCAGTAATGTTATACTGAACACCATTTACATAGATAGTTGCTTTTCTATCACTATCAATTTTAATTTTTAAGTGATAAAGCGTAT